CGACCAGCAGCGGCACCGGCACCGACATCCAGCTGCTCGGGAATCAAATCCGCAAGTCCTTCGAGCGAAGCTGCTTTAGGTTTGCTTCCCTCTTTTCTCAGTGCATCGAAGGCGTCCGTTCCTTTCGTCAGCATGTCCTGTAAGTCTTTCTCCCGCTGCGCGGCGTCTCTGCGTTTGCGATGTTCAGCCAGGAGTGCAGCGATTCGAGCGATTGTTGTTTTGCGTTGAAGTTCCTTGCGTTTCGCAGCGATTTCCTTTTCCGCTTGCGTCATAATCTTTGCACGCTCATTCTGCGCATCTTGAATCTCTTTCATCCGTGCCCCCATTCCAGTTTTCCCGCCGAAGGCGTAGAGTTGGAGCGTGTCGTCTGTTGCTTGCTTATCCCAATTGCGCGCTTGCTCCTTGAGAGCGTCGGCCTCAAAACGACGGACTCGGACGGCCGTTGACGGCGGCCCTCCAACCCAATCTTGGATATTGCGCCACGCAGTCGTGACCGCATCCGCTGTGTTGTGCATGCCTTTTTTAAGTGGTTCTGCCGCGAGATTTGCAGCCGACTTCCATCCCGACGCCCGATCTGCCATTATGTCACCGACCCCCTCCATTGCGTTCTGCCAACCCTCTTTGAGCCAGTGCCAGAACTGCGACCAGACGAGCTTCATGGTGTCGACAGCAATCTGCGTAGCCAGTTCCCACTGTCCACCCTTGATTGCGTCGATAACCCCTTTGATCCCCATGCTTGCGTCATCAAACACGCCATGGACTTCGTTCGCCCAAGCCTTAAATACCGACCGGTTGTTAAGAAGCCCAAACCCGAGGAGAGTCAAGCCCGACACAATTGCAAAGATCAAGACGCTGAAGGTGCCGGTGAGTGCAACTATAGCAGCCCAGACGACTTTGAACGCTAGTGTGACAGCGGTCAGGGCCAACATCGCTGCTTTCCATGTGATGATGACGGCGACCGCAGCCCCAAACGCCTCGATCCAGGTTATGGATACACCGACCGACTGCGCAAGCCATTTGAACGCGCCGGTTACCAAGGCGAGCGTCGATAATTTCGCTCCCAATACACCAACGATAGTGGCGATTGACGCCAAAACAATGGAAAAGATCTTCAACGCCACCCCTGCTGTTAATATTTTTGCCGTCAACTTCAGTAAGCTAAACAATAGTTTGCCGTTGTGCTTAACCCAGTGGATCGATGTTATTGCGAAACGCATGACATTTCGCATCAGATTCTTGAGGGCTGGTGCAAGTTCCTCACCGATAACTATCATCAGGGCTTTGCCGGCCATCTTCATTTGATTGAACTGGTGCGCCACGGTCGATGCCATTTTGTCGTAGGCTTTTTGGGTGGCACCTGCCCGGTTTTCCATCGACTCAAGGTCTTCGCGAAGTTCACTCGTATTACGCAACAGCGGTAGCATGGACGTTAAGGCACGCACTTCTGGGAACAGCACTGCAATCTGCTCGGTGTTTGCCTTGTTGGCAACGGTCTGCAAGAACTTTTCCAAGCCCCCCATGGCTTTGATCGTCTGAGGATTCATTTCCATGCCGAAGAGCTTCCTGAACATCACGGCGCTCTGATGGGCTGGCTTAACCATCTTGGCTAACGCCTGGCGAATACCAGTGATCGCAACCTCTGTCGGAATACCTGCCCGTGTGACCAGGGCAATGGCCGCTCCGAGTTCATGGAACTCAACGCCGGCGGTGGCAGCGACACTAGTAGTCTTGCCCATGAACATCGAAAGTTCCGCGAATGTCGTTTGGCCGCGTTTGACCGTTGTAAAGAGTACATCACTAACATCCCCGGCATGATCCGCACTCAGGCCGTATGCGTTGAGAACACCAGCGATCGTGCGGGCTGCGGTAGCGGTATCAGTCAGGCCAGCCACAGCCGCCTTGCTGGATACCTCCAAAACTTCCAGCGACTTAGAGGCGTCGATGGTGGCAGAAAGAATGTTGTACAGACCCTTGCTGAGTTCCTCGGTCCCCTTCCCGAATCGAACACTCATCTTCACGATTTCTTTGCTGAATCGCTCCATGTGGTGACTCGGAGCGTCGAGCATCGTCGCTACTTCTGCCATCTGCTGCTCGAACATGGCAAACTGACGGCCTGCGAAAGCCATAGGGACAGCCATCAGCGTCCCCGCACGCAACAGCCGACGCGATACGTCCTCAGTCAACCGGCCGAATCGACGTAGGGAGAGACTCGCACGACGCAACCCGGCGGTCATCCTGTCGTTGACCCACAGTTCTACATGCGCTCCACCGGCGCGGATGTTTTGTGATGATGCCATTAATACTTTCCTTTCGCGGCAGTCGAGAAGATGCTCTTGAACGACTCCGGTATCTTGGGATCTCGCAAGAATTCAGCCAGTTTCTTTTCGACTGTTGTGTCCCAGGCTGGCCGCATGAAGGGACGCGCCTTGTAATGGACGGTCATACTACGCTTGTCTTGTTTGCGGTGGCTCATTATGAGCCGTCCTGACTTGCTCCTTTTGTAGTTCAGAAGTAGAGTCTGCGGGCCACCGTATTCGAGGATCTTCATGATACGCTGCGCCCTGGGCGTAGGCCCGATGATGACATTGCGGCGATAGGTATCTACCGCGAATTTGATATGGGCTGGGATGGCTTTGGAATGCGCGAAAGGGGCGGTCGGCTTACCAGCCCTGTTGAGGCCGGCTTTCGAGTATTTCCAGCTGTGGTACGGCTTGCCATTCCACCACACCTTCCCCTTGTCCAGCCACTTGCGGGTACGAAGGTGTCGAAATTTATTGGCGGCCACTCGTTGGGTGTAACCACCGAACCGGTGAAGCAGAGTGCTAATTGCCTTTTCAGCCCGCCGCTGAAAACGTGCTTCATGGAACGTCAGTTGGTTTGCCTTGAGCATGAACTGGACGCCTCGCCCGAAGGGGCCAGCCATGCCCGTGATTGCGCGGCTGCCAATTTTTCCCGGCGTCACATTCCATTTCGACGAAACACGCCCAGAGCGGCTCGACCTACGGAACAGACCAGGGTTATTACTGAACAGACCCATCAGTTGAACTGGTTCCTTTCCGGCGCATCTTCAGGCAACAACGCCTTGAGCCAGCTGATATCCCCATGCCGAGCAGGTTTTGCACGTTTAACGTGCAATGGATGGAATTCGCTTGCGTCGATCATCGGTTTCCCCTTCGCTCGGTTCATGTTGACGTGCAGTGCCATCAGGTGCGCCGTGTGCCACCACTCGGTGTCCATCCTGGCGCGTGCCATCAAAAACAACTCGCGAAACGTCAAGGGGTTGGGGTCGACTCCTGCGATTCCGGCGAGCCGATAGACCTCAAGCCAGAGATCACGTTTTTGACTCCTTCCTCCTTCGCGTTCTCCAGCTGCGTCGTCATCTCCTTTTCGATGTCCTCGTTCTCCAGAACTGCCAGCATCTCCTCGTCGGCCCTGGCGAGGTGACCGGTTGTTTTGTCCCAGAGCTTCTTCACCCACTCCCGCCTGCGCGGGTTCGGGAAAAAATCCGTCAAGGCGGTCACCAGTGCCTCAACCGCTTCGTGCAGGTTGTCTCCTCCAAGGTTCTTACCAAAAGTAACATCATCGATTCCTGCTTTGTCGGCCTGGTCTTTGCAGACGACGTAGAGGATGTCGATTGTTTTCACTATGTCTTCCATCAAACAGGCCAAGGTTTCATGAACCTGGTCTGATAGTAAGTCGACGTCCAGCAGTTCCTTGACCTGCTTGATCGAAAACACGTTAAGTGAAACAAGCCACTTCTGGCCGTTCACATCAGTAAAACTTGCCATGTTGCGCGCCCCCTATTAATTACGAAATAGTTTCCCAACTTGGTGCGGTACTGCTGTAGGCAGTGACAGCGGTCACATCGACGGTCATCGCCTCTTCCAGCGATTCATTGATATTGAATCCCGTGATACTGAAATCAGCCTGGAGTCCCTGAGTTCCCGTTGTCGTGCGGTCGCCGTCCAAGATTTCCAGCTTGATGTCGTCGTTATTCAGGAATGCGTCCTTGATCGCGGTAAAGTCGGCGTCGGCAGTGTCATACACCATCTGCCAGCTGACGTTGCCGTCCTTGAGCGTCTTGACGCTTTGTCGCCAACCGTTGCCTCCACGGGTCGTAACGTCGGCGGTAGCACCTTCTAGGTTGAGAGTGACATCTTTGACGTTTTCGATTTCATACCAAGTCGAAGTACCGTCATAGCGGTACATTTTCGCATTGAGTCCTAAGACGTATGCCATTTTTGTGTTCCTTATTTAATTTGCAGATACGTTGCGGTAATTACCGTGAGAAATTCATTCCGTTCGTTCAGCGTTTCCAGGTCATACGCCGGCTCACTTTGGGCCGCTGTAAACGACGCATTGCTCATCGTTACCCGATCAAGCGAATCACGAAGTTCCTGGGCGAAGTAGAGTTCTTCGCTGATGTCCGGGTTGGCACTGGCCGCTACCGGCGAGCGAATCACAATGTTGACGCTGTATACCAGTTGGTCCGTTGTCCGCGAGGCAAATGCGACCGAGGTCGATTGCGGATAGACGGTGACCTGGGTACTCGTAAGCCGTTCACGCTCGAAATCCGGCAGGTAATCCTTCTCGACCGAAAAGGTCTTGGAGAGGGATTGTGCTGCCAGGTGCGTGACCACGGCATCGCAGATTTGAACCAGGTCTGAGTTTGGCATATCACGTCAGTTTCGTATGAACTCGCAAAATCGTGCGGTACGGGTCAGCGTAACGAAAATAACGCGATGCCCCGCCGCTGGTGACTGGGTAAGATTGCTCGACCCCGTTTACAGTTTCTGTAATCACATCGCCGCGATCAGGCAGAACCGGTGATCCCCCGAGGTTTAAGTCAGCGGCCGGGAAGATGAAGTCCCGACTTTCGACTGTCTCCATGTAACCTTCGCCTGTCTGCTGGACAAACGACGTGTCACCTGGGACCGCGCGGAGGCTTACCGTGCGATCGCCACGGGCATAGACGATGTCTACACCCGCAGCGGATTGCAAGGTTTTGAAGTTCGCACTAATCGTCGTCGACAGGCTCACTACGAGACTAATGCCTCCGTGCTGGAGATCGCGTCAGTGACGACGATCGGAATGCCGAATGCCTCGGAGGGGAATGGACTTGGTGCCCCGGTAGCATTCGTAGCTGTCCTACTCGCCTGAAGCTGCTGCAAGGAACGACGATTCATCGCCAGCATGTTCGGTGGCCGCGAGGCCGGGAACTTGCTCAGTGCCTGGCTGATCAAGTCGTCGGTCAATCCCTTACCGCTATCTTCCGTCAGGTTACAGATTCGACCTGCGGAGTAGCTGCTACCGTAAATCAGTCCCACGTAACCGGTCACCGCCGTGAAGTAACTCGGGAAGTGCTTACTGGACGAATCAGCCGTGCGAACGATCGTGGTGTCTTTCGCCTCGATGACGCCTTGCTGTCCCCAGGCTACCTGCACATCGTTGAAGCCCGTGCGAATCAAATAACAAGACGACCCTGTGTCGGCGGTCGTTCCACCAGCACCAATAACGGTCGTGTCGGCAAGGGCGTCGAGTTCGTCAGCTAAGGATGAGAAACCATCGGTGTTATCACCGTTGATCAATTCGTCTTCAATCTTAAACATCAACGCTTTCATGTGATTGCGCATCTGCATGGCGATGAAGGCCGCTGGTCCCAGGCGGTAACCTTCGGCGGCGGCGATGTCGATGTTAAACGACCCGTCCGCGATTGCCAGTGATACCGTTTTCTGAGTCCATGTACTGACATCGTTGTCGACGCCCGCGTTTAATGTTCTGAATCCAACTACGGGGTCAGTATCTTGACGCATGTACTTAAGCTGTGTTCCATCAACACTAAAAGCGCTCAGGTTCGCCAGCACGGGTGCGTCATTCAGCACATCGCTTACGTCGAACTCGAGATTTGAGTCATTGAATTCAATAATCTTTGCACTTGTTACATAATCGTCGGCCATGAGTCTTGTTCCTCATAAAAAGATCGGGTGACATTCCCCTACTGTGTGATTGGGGTTTTTACTGGAGTTGCTTCTCAATCATCGCCGTCATCTTGGCGACGTTTTCGTTCTGAATCCCTTGGGATTGAAGTTCCTTGGCACGGGCGGCCAATTCGCTGACAGGCTGCGGTCCCTGGCTGAACGCGAGGGCTTCTTCGCCGTCTTCCTGGCTGTCGACCAGGGCGTGAAGGTTCTGGTTTTCTGCCGTCAACTTGGCGACCTGCTCTTGCAGGTTAGCAACGTGCAGGCCAAAGCATTCGGTGACGCTCTTGCCCTCGATAAACCAGACGGCACCTTGCTGGCCGAAGAGTTCTACGTAACGCTGCCCATCTTCCTGGGATAAGACAACCTTGTACCCCGGATCGGCGGCCTGCTCTTCTGCCTGTTCCTCTTCCTCGGCGACTTCCTCTACCGCATCATCGACCTGAGCCTCATCCTGGGGCTGATCGTTCTCTGCGGCAGCGTCTTCGACCTGAAGTTCCTCTTCCAATTGTTCGATATCGCTCATTTCGGTTTCCTCTTTGAAAGTGACAGTGAATTCATTCTTCCCAGAAAGCACGACGCTCTCAGTGTTCTCATCTGCTCCATAAGGAGTTATTGCCACGCCCCTCAAGGGGAACGTGCGAATGATCGTGGCTGGCCCCGCCAGTTGCCTGGCGTTGACCGTGGTACTGGTGTTCTCCGACAGCTTCTCGACCGTGATGCCGTCGCCACCGAAGTTTATCGAAGCCTGCCAGGGGATGCCGGCCTTCGCTTTTTTGGCGATCTCCGCAGCACGATCATTGTCCCCAAAGCTCACCAGTTTGCCGCTCACGCGAAGACCCTCGGCTTCCTGGCTGAATGTATCGAGGTATCCAATCACCTCGGCGGTATCATGGTTGAAGTCAATCGGGATTTTCTCGGCAACTCGCATCCCCGAAAAATCGTGAACCGTTTGCTGCCCCCAGTACCAGTGTTCGATGGGGCCGCTTGAGCGTGCCAGCAGGCTCACATCATAGGTCGTGGCTGCTCCTTCGGCAGCGGTCGACTCGGTGATCGTAATGTCGCCGGCGTTCAGGCACATTGCGTTGGCAGGTACTTGTTCGTTAGTCATTTTTTTCCTCTTCTTCGTCCAGGTTAATATCGTTGCGTTGAACCTCGATTGCTTCGTCGATCTGTTCCAGAGGCATGCCAGTCATGTCGATGCTGATTCCAGCGTCGGCGATGTACCTTTCCTCTTCTGCCAACTGGTCGACGATATCCTTGAACTCTTTACCGTGAACTTCCCTGACCACCTGGCTGCGACTGGTAAGCCCGGCATTGATGGCAGCGATGTTCGCGTTGACTTCCTGCATGGGATTCCACCAGGGAGTTCCTTCAGGCAGCCAGGACCAGCGTAAGTCGCCGAGGGTCATTCCAGCCGGCAGCTGGAGGGTGCCGTCAGCGATGAACATCTTCATTCGCCAGCCGGTGATCCGGTCAAGCAGGTGCTGAAGGTCGCGTCGTTTGCTCTTGCACGCTTTCTCGTAGTGGATGAAGGCACTGCGAGAACCAAAAAAGTTTGTGCTGCTCGTGTCGTAAAAAGAATAGGGCAGGTCGACGCTTTTCAAAGCCAGGGCAATCATCTCCTGGGTGAAGTGCCGGAATTCGTCGCTAGGGTTTTTGCTCTCGATGATGTCCGCACTGTCGCCAGGGTCGAGGTCGAGCATGATCGGCCCCTTGCCCATGTCGACTTGGTATCCTCCGGTCACCGCGTCATCTTTACTAATGTCGCTCCAGCCCTCGGCGCTTTCACGCGAGAGGACAAGCCCGAACATTTGCGAGACTTTGAGTTTTGCCAACGCATAATCAAAGCCCTCGTAAAGATCCCGAAAGGTATTGATCGCCGGGGCCAGCAGCGAGATGCCTCGCATCTGGTCGAAACGGTCGAAATAACCAAGCTGGTAGACGTTGCGTGCCGAGACGGTTCGTTCAAAGTCGTAACCGCCGCTGCCGTCGCGTGCCCAGACGCCGTAGCGAAGGGGACGGCCGGCGCGCGATACCCGGATTCCCTGAACCCACTGGTCGTCGCCGAGCAGCTTGTCCGGGTTTCTGATTCGGTCGCTTTCCAGCGCTTGCAGCCGGCCGTCCCTCAGTTTGACCAGGAACACGTCCCCATCGACCGTTCGCCTTTCTTCTGCCAGGCGAATGATTCGGTCCAGGGAGTGCCTTCCGGTCACATCGCAATTTTCTGGCCGACTAAACCAGTCGACCAGGGCCTCTAGCATCCTGTCTAGTCCCGCATCCCCGGTTTGAGGTTCAAACGTGAAGCGAGAAACATAATCCAGATGTTTGCGAATTGCCCAGGCGCAAAGTGCGAAATTCTGTTGAAGATCGCGACTGCTGCTGATCAGCTGCTTGCGTTTGGTTGGGGTCAGCAGCTGGTCGCTGCTTTTGAGACGTGCGGACGGCGCGTAACGCCTTTTGTCGGTATTGCCGGCGGCGTAATCGAAATTCGTGACGCTAGGTGGATTCATTTGCGTTTCCCAGGTCGATGGTGAGAGCGGCCGGGCGTGTGCCATCGGCGCGGGCGACCACCTTTTGCCAATGGGTGAGTTCTTTAAGAAGTTGGGCGCGATCGACTTCAACGGTCGTCCCGTCCACGCTGGTGCTGGTGACGCCACCTGTGCCAGCGAGAATCTCAGCCTGGAGCTTCGCGACCATTTGCTGGGCGAAGGTAAGGCTGCTGGCGGCGGCGTCCGTGCGCGAATAGTTTGTTGCCATAATCGCAGATTATGGCCGTAGCACACCCATGTTTGCAAAGCTGGAAAAGCGCAACGCGATTAAAACTTTGTGATGGCGGCTAGTTAGCTTTGCGAAGCCGCGTGTAATGCCGGTAGGTTTCCGATCGCGACCATTTCAAGCCCGCCGACTGGGTAGACGGGGTTTGCGCACTGATGGCCGCCTGGAGTGCCTGGTCGCGCCCGCATGAAAACGGTGAATCCTTGAGGTACTTACCACGCACGTGACTCCTGTGGAGATCGGCCAGCGGCGTGGCCGGCAGTCGGGTTGGTGCCTGTCTGGTCATATCGAGAGTCGGATGTTGCGGCATCTTGGTGGTAGCATCAAAATCCGATGGCGTCATATCGTGAGGCTTCGCGTGTCGCTTTGCACGCCGTGCGAACGGTTCCAGGTCGGCCGGGTCGGTTACGACGGTAATCGATCCCTTGCGGAAGTCTTCCGCACCCCTGGCATAAGCGAGGGCTTGTGCTGCCTCATCCTGAGTTTCAAATAGTTCGCTGCTGTAAGACTTTCGCGTCGACCAAACTTCCAAGATAAACATGGGTAATCCCTTTCGCTGTACCTACTGTTTATTGTCGTTCGTTGCCTTTCGTACACGCACAAAAATCGTTTCAGGGAAATCACATATTAAGAAAACTTTATGTGTCGTCAAGACCCTATTTGGTCCCTTATGGACCTGACTGCCATTTCCACGGCACAAGAGCCTCTTTTTGTGGCGTATAGGCTACATATTTGGACTGTTGTCGTTAGTTCGGTGACACGTCTGGTCACTTATCCTAGAACTTTCTGGGTTTTCCTGGCGAGAGCGTGGTTCTTCTCGCTATATCGCTCGGTCATCGCTTTGCTGCTGTGTCCGATGACCGCTTGCGCCGCCTCGATACCTTTAGCGTGACGGACCTTGGTCGTGTGGGCGTGCCGAAGTTGATGCGGGTGCCAGTGAGCCTGGCCGGTTTGGTTGATTACCCTGGCGATCGCCTTGGCGTATGTATCCTTCGAGTAGCAAGGGTTCAGGTCGGTCTTCGTGCTACGATCGTAATAATACGACCAGGGTTTCGTTTCCGTTTCGGGCCTTGTGTACCCGTGCCAGAGAAACAAGCTATCCCCCCGATCCAGATCCGTTCGCTGCCGCTGTATGCGGAATCCCAGATTCCTCAACATTTGCATTGAATTACCGAGGTTGCCGACCAGGGGGGAGAGATCACGACTGGTCTTCGGCCCCTGTCTCACCGCATCGAGTACCTTGAGCGTTCCGGTGGAGGGACAGTTCCTATACTGCTTGTTTTTTTGGCACAGGTTGCCTGGGCCAACCTCGGCAATTAACGCCGCCAAATTCTCCTCGGCATGTGGCTCAACCGACATGAGCGTGTAGCGTGCGTTGTTGCGTGCTGTTTTGCGTGTGACACGCTCGATGTCATGACCGAGCCGCCGCAGGTACGTGATCTCGTTGTTAAAGTGCCGCTTGATGCGCTGAATACGCTTGGTGCTGGCAGGCCCGGCTTTGAGCAGCTTGAGGATTTTAGCCGCCGCACCCTTGGGAGTCTTGGTGGTCGTTTGCTGCTTGGCGAACTGCGGGTAGCACCATCCGGCGCGGGGATTAAAGATGTACGGGTGTCCCTGGTCCGGTCGGACTTTTTCGTAATCAAGAAGTGCCGTGATTGCCTGCGGCCCGAAATAAATTGGAAGTTCTTTGCCCAGCCGTTTGGTTTTGTGGTCAACTGGCGAGTAGAGCCAGACGCCATCGGTTTTGTACATCGACTGATCGATGTCTGCCCAGCGTAGCTCGCAGAGGTTGGTGCTTCGCATCCCGGTGTAAAACTGGCAAATGATCATGGTTGCCAGCAGCGGACTAGCGGCCGCGATGGTCTTGTGAACGGCCGCTTCATCGACGGCATGGACAGCACGGGGGCCAGGGACATGGGAATCACTGCTTCGGAGGCGGTTTTTGCGTTCCCACATGCGGACGATCGAGACGGTCGCTTCGGTGACGAGACTTTTGAGGTATGCACTTTCAAACGCATCAGCGATCACTGATATCTTCGTGTTGATCGTTTTGCGGCTGTTGTTGGTGCTAGCGATCTGCATGCGTTGGATTTCTTGCATGTGCGTGCCGTTGATATCGTCAGCAAGCATGTCGTCATAGGGTGCTAGCAGAAGCAGGCTTCGCTTGGTGAGGGTGATGGCTGCCTGGTCGGCCTTGGTCCCCTTGCACCGGCGCTCCTTGACCTCGAAGAGGTGATTGGCGACGACCTCGTAGACGGTCGCAGCCGTGCGGGCGTCGTCCGCTGATCGGAGGCTTTCCAGTGCGGGTGTTCTGGTGGATGGCTGGCCGCCTGTTTGCTTAATTTTCCAGGCGAGGAAGTCGTCCCACATTTCGCGTGATTTGTACTCTCCCTTGAAATATTTTTGCCGTCGTTTTCCGTCCGCAGTTGTCACGTAGACATAGCCTTTACTGGGTCGATTTTTCCAGGTCCGTTCCAATGGTTCGTTCGGGATATTCATGTTCTACCTCCTGCCAGGGTTGATGACTGTGTACATCAGGGGAGGGAAGAATATCGGCTTTCAGAAAGGCTGTAAAGCCCTGTAAACACCGATTGAAGAAAGAATAGGGCGGTATGAGGCCGTCTTGTTCTTATGAGCCTCGCGAGCTACCGGGCTGCTCCACCCCGCGCCAGTTATTCCTTCACGCATTCGGTACTATGAAAACCGTGCTTTTCCCTGCACTGATGCTGTGATTTTCTTATTGTACCATTATCGGCAACCTTTCACAATCGCATTGAATATTCCTCGGGGTTTTATGGGGGTGATGTACAAATGATGTACAATGATGTACAGGAATTGAACCTCCTTCAGCCACTGTTTCTGGTACAATCACACCGCTCAACAGCAGGGAACTTTCAGTAAAGATTGAGCGTCGAAATTCACTCGACAAACCGGGCGCACCAACACCCCGGAGGTCACCATGAATCGACGCTATTTTCTCTCGAGCTTGACCGCCACGGCACTGGGATTTGGAGGAGGCGCAACCTGGGCCAGGCGGCGGCGACAAGGGTGCCTGTGCGGTGTACCGGACATGCCACAGGCCAGCCTTTTGTTCCCCGACAAATGGGGCCAGCATCACCTCCGCTGGTACATGGGTAGCCGGGACTCGGACCTGGACAAGAGTACCTGGGATGCCGTCTTCACTCGCGCTTTTGCTAGCTGGAGTCGCGTCACCCGGCTGACATTTGAACAGGTCTTCGACTACTCCCAGGCCGAGTTAGCAATCGGCGTCAGCGGCAGAAAACGGAGCGGATTCGGCAAGCGTGGAGGCGTGCTAGCGTGGGCACAGCTTCCGGTCGGCCGCAACTTCGACGGGCGGCTGCTATCGATGTTCGACACGGCAGAACTCTGGACCGATGACCCGGCCGCCACCGGGACGCTGCTGCAAAGCGTGGCGGCCCATGAAATCGGGCATTTACTGGGACTGCGCCACAGCGACGATAAAAATGCCCTGATGTATCCGTATATCACCGATGCAAAGATCCCGCAGGGTGACGATGTCAGCCGCATCAGGGCACTCTACGGTCGACCCAGGGCTATTTCACCTGGTCCCGTAGAGCCTCGTCTTGAATCGCCTGCTGGCAGCCGCTGCTGAAGACGTTGATGCGTCTGAGTGCTTCGGCGAAATTCGCGAAGTGTGGAACTTCAAGCTCCTTCTTCTTCGCCTCAAGCAGCTTGGCATGCACCGCATTGATCGTGTCGGTCGCCTCTGCCAGTTGCCGGGCGGCTTCCTCGAAGGCACCGATTTTTAAGACTGTGAAATTTTTTTGCACGCTCTGTTCCTAATCTCGTTGGATTTTTGTCCCTCCGTGTATACGAGAGTGTACCGGGGTTCTGTTCTGTTGCAACCGGGCGAAAAAGAAATTTATAGGTGCTTGACGTCAGGCGATAGCACGGTACACTCCCACACAGCCTTAAACAGCCCGAAGCGGCAAAGCGAGAAAGGATACAGCAAAATGAGCGAAAACGACCAACTTTTGACGGTGAAGCAGGTGGCAGACCACTTGCAAGTAGCATCGAACACCGTCTACCGATTGATCAACACCGGCCGCATTGCCGCCATCGAACTGGGGCGATGCTCCTACCGCATCGAGCAATCGGCACTGGACGCCTTCAAAGAGACGAACCGGCGTTCGCCGGCAGAGAAGGGCAACGACGTACACCAGGCACTCTCGGCTGATCGGCCGACCGTGCAGGAACTCTGTTCATAAAGGGGAAGCAAATGCAACAGACACTCTTTACCTCACCGACGACCTTAGCACACCGCAACGATCCAGAAACCAGCCTCGAGGCGGCCAAGGATCTCTACAACACCGGAACACTCGGTCGCATGGAACTCTGTGCCTTAAACCTGGTCATGCAGTGGCCTGGCAAGACGGCCGCAGAATTGGAACGCCAGCACGGCTACGAAAAGGGCCAGTTGGCAAAACGGATCAGCACCCTGCTCACGACCGGCAAACTGGTCCGGGGCGACAAACGCAAGTGCGACATCAGCGGCCGCAGCGCATTCACGATTCACACCCCGACTACTCTCAGGAGACACGAAAATGAAAAGCACAGTGTTTGAGACGCTCGAAGAAGCACAAGAGGCAGCCGCCGCACAGGCCGGCGAGAAAACGATCAAGCGGCACGCGAAAGGGTGGGAACTGGTCGTGCATCAAGAGACAGCGGGCGCTGTCGACGAGGTCGAGGAGGCCGACGATGCCCAAGAGGACGACGAACCAGAGGAAGGTTGACCCGGATCACTATAAAAGCAACAGCGGCAGGCTCGAAAGCTTCGAGGCGTTTCGCCAGACCTACGGCGACGAAGCAGCAGAACACGCTTGCCTGTTCAATGCACACAAATACATGTATCGCCACGGGCGAAAGGGGGCGACAAAAGAGGATGCCATTTGCGACCTGCAAAAAGCAATTAGGTATTTGCAGTTCGCGATCGGGATTTTGGAGGCAGACGATGAGTAAAGGCGAGTTCGTACCGAGCTTTGCGGTGCAGTATTACCCTGACGACCTCCAGGTCAGGCTCTTTTACATCGAGCAAAGCAAAGACGGCGAGGAGGTGATGT